AAAGAAGACTTAAATATAGAGGTTAATCCTTTAACAATTTCCGAGTGCTGCAAGGCTGAATACATATCTTCAGGTACTAAAGTATATTGTTCAAAATGCAAGGCAGACTGCCGTTTAGAAAGACAAAAGAAACTTATAAAACTATGGAGTCCAAAAGCGTAATAATCCTATTAGTAGTAATTTTACTATCTTCTTCTTGCAAGTCTAAAAAGCTGGTAGAAACTATTAAAGTGGATTCGGTTATAACTTTGGTCCAAAAGGTCGAATTGGCTACCGATTCAAGCGATATTGAAACTACTGAAGAAATAGCTTATATTTTTGACACATTGGTTAATCATCAGGTTACACCTTTAGAAGCTATTAGAGGCGATTACAAGCACAAACTCAAGGCAATCCATATAAAGAGACATATCAAAGAAAGAAAGCGCTTAAAAAGCCTTAAAATAGATAAGAAAGAAAACAAGGCTATAAAGGTGGATAAGACTGTCATTCAGGAAGAAAAGCCAAAAGGAAATAACACTTTACTTATTATATTAGGTATTGGTATCGTTGTTTACCTTATCCTTAAAAAACTTTAAAATTATTCTCTTTGATTATCAGCGAGTTACGATTTATTTGTGGCTTTTTGTAAAATAATGTTTGCATTTATAATCTTAATTAAGATATTTGTTAAACCAAAACAAAAGAAATGATAAACTACTCACAAGAACCATCATTTGAGCAAGGCTTAAAAGATGCAATTAACAAGCTAACTAATCAGCTACCAAGTGTACAGAAAGACCCTTACAAGTCAAGACAAGTACACGCAAGAATTCAAGTATTTAAACGAGCCTTACAATTATTAGATGATTTACCAAAAACAACAAGCACTACAAATTAAGTCGCTGGGCATAGGGGAGACTATGCAAGTAGACAAACGAGAAGGCAACCGAATCCGAGCCTTACTATCGTATTACAAAACTTATAACGGCAAGACTTACTCTTGCAAAGAATTAACCAAAAATTGTTTAACCATAACCCGAAAGAAATGAAAAAGTTAAAAAACCCAATTATCCAAGATATTAACATAGTTGAAATAGACTATCAAAACACCTATTATACAGAATATACCGATGGTTTTATTATTTACCACCATAGATTCAAACAAGCAGACCTACGCTTTTGGGTATTAGAAAACTACGACATATCAAGAGGTCAAGTTAAAATTGAATTAGACCCTACAAGTATGGAGCAGGCAGAGAATCCTATTTACTTTACACAGGATGTAGAGGAGTTTATTAACGAGAATTACGAGGAATTAATTTTAGCAATTCTAAAACAACCAGTGTTGGCTTGTCAATCTACTTTAGGTAGTGCAATTTATAACATTTGTAGACCGAAATAATGGATTTCTTTGAAATATATTTTGGTAGTTCTTTAGAAGAAATGCTGGAAGAAATAGATACTTGGTACACTATAACTGAAGAATAATGAGCATTATAACTGTACACAAATTCATAGCAAATCCACCGAAGGAAAGTAAGTTGGATAAATTAAAAAGGCTTTATAAACAAACTTTAGAAGATGGTAATTATTGCAAATCAGTCCAGGCAATGTATCTTATAAATAAAGTTAAAGAAGCTGAAATACAAAGCGTTACAAACGATTACGAGCATCACATTTCAAAGCAAATAATTAAAAATAATTACTTAAATTTAATTAAATAATTAGTATCTTTAAAAACCAAAAAACAAAACTATGTCTCTTTTAGAAGCCTGTAAACATATTTCTTATAATCCAAATACTGGAGAAATCACACATTTATTAAGGAGCAATTCAAATGGTTCTTTTGATAAGGATGGCTATTTAATTTTAAAAATAAAAGGCAAACAATATAAATCACATAGATTAGCTTATGCCAAATATTATAATAAAATTCCAACTGGAGTTATAGACCATATTAATAGAATAAAAACTGATAACCGTATTGAAAATTTAAGAGATACTACTCAAAAAATAAATTGTTCAAATGTTGATAGGTTACCTAATAAAGACACAGGTGTTGTTGGTATTTATATTGATAAAACAAAAGGATTAAGAAAAAATTATGCAACAAGAGTAAATAAAAAAATATATAGATTTTCTACTTTACAAGAAGCAATTATTTTTAAACAAAACCAAAACTAAACAAATGAAAAATTTAATCAAAATCCAAAGCGAATTAAAGTCGCCTAAAACCCAAAGAAATAACTTTGGTAATTACAATTACAGAAATTGCGAAGATATTTTAGAAGCAGTAAAACCATTGCTTGATAAATATGAATGTACGCTTACTATTAGTGATGATATTGTAGAGGTTGGGGGTAGAGTTTATATAAAAGCTACTGCTACATTTTATGATATTAAATTAGGTATAAATTCAAGCGTTTCAGCTTATGCAAGAGAACCAGAGCAACAAAAAGGTATGTCAGAGAGCCAAATTACAGGTGCGAGTTCCAGTTATGCTCGGAAATATGCTCTTAATGGTTTATTCCTTATTGATGATACTAAAGATGCTGATGCAACAAATATGCACGATGCAGTCAAAATGGTAGAAGAAAAATTAAAGCCAACTTTAAAAGTAGGTACTGAACTATTTGACAAATGCAGAGCAGGCTTTTTAAAGGATGCAAAGAATTTAACGGCTATTCAAGAACGCTATTCAATGAATGATGAAACTTTTGAAGCACTAACTGCAAAATGAAATACTTTAAAGCAAGACCGAGTTCATTAGGGAAATTAATGAGCAAGTCAAAGAAGCCAGGCGAATTATCGCAAACTTGCATAACATATCTTAAAGAATGCTATGCTGAAGACAAAGAAGAACTATCTTCAAAGTATTTAACCAAAGGTATCTTATTAGAAAACGAAGCTATTGAGTTTGCATCTAAAGTATTATACGGTGGTATAAAAGCCTATAAAAACGAAGATATTTACGCAAATGAATGGTTAGTAGGAACTCCTGATGTAATACTTGAAAACTCTATAATTGACACCAAGTGTTCTTGGAATAGAAAAACATTATTAGATTCAGCTTTAGAGTTAAATACGGACTACGAATGGCAATTGAGGGGATATATGTTTTTGTGCAATAAAGAGTTTGCTACACTATTCTATTATCTTGGCGATACTCCTGCTGCTGCTAATTACGGTGTCAAAGTAAGCTATTCACATTTAGAAGACTTTGAACGCTGGGTAAGCTACGAGTTTAAACGAGATTTAGACAAAGAGCAAGAGATTATAGACAAGGTAGAACAATGCCGACAATGGCTTAAGAATTACGATGCCGAGATACAGGCAAAATTAGGTACACGAATTATAACCCTTTAAAAAAAAATAAAATGGCAACAATTATCAATGCATCTATTGATGTAACAAAAATCGACAGAACAAAATTAATCAAAGAGAAGTATTTAAACCTATCTATTATTGTAGATGACAAGAACGATAAGTTTGGTAACAATGTTTCAATTACTTTAAGCCAGTCTAAAGAAGAAAGAGATGCTAAAGCACCAAAGACTTATATGGGTAACGGTAAAGTAGTTTGGGGAGTAGGTAAGTTAGAAGAAGCACCTAAAGAAACAGATTCGCTACCGTTTTAATTAAAGAAATTGGTGCTGCTGCAAGCGTTCTTTTTGCACCAAAGATAAGAGGTGTCTGCGAACAATATTAGGGGAAAGTTTTACAATTTTAGCAGAGATTAACACCCAAATACTAATGTGTAGCGTTAGTATTTTAAAATTATACGATATGGATTTTTTAGAGGAATATAGAACTGGGAATGTAACGATTGAGGATTTAAGCCAAAAGTATAACATATCCCAAAAGCGAATAAGAGAAGTCCTAAGAGCCAAAGGAATAAGAACAAAGCACCTTAGAACAAAGAAGGTAACTTTAGAAACAAGTGCTATTTTTAATGACTTTTTAAAGTTGTATTTAGTTGAAGGGAAGGCTATTAAGCATTATGCAGAGAAGTTTAATGTTCCTTTATCTTCTTTAAATAAAAAGCTAGATAAATACTTTAAATTGCGAAAGAAGTAGTATATTTGCAATGTATTAAGATACCTAATAAGAAGTAGTGAGCTTGTTAGATATTATCAAATGGTTATTAAATAACCTGAATCCTGTCGAAACTCACTACCGATGGGATTCTTTTTTTTACGCTTATGAGTGGATGGATTAAAGTACATAGGAAACTTAAAGACCATTGGATTTGGTCAGACCCTGTTAAGTTCCAGTGGTGGCTAATAATGCTTTTGGAAGTCAATCACAAATCAAACAAAATCAATTTAGGCTTTACTATTTTTGAAGTTAAAAGAGGTCAATCTGCAAAGAGTTTACGAACTTGGGCAGACCTATTTAATAGCAATACAAAGACAGTTTCTATGTTCTTTTCTATGGTAGAAAGTGATGGTATGATTACTAAAGAAACAATAGGAAAAGGGAAACAAAGC